CGTATAGCAAACAAGTTGAGGCAGTATTCGGTGGCCGAGAACCACGACGCACTGCGCGACACCGCAGTGCAGGACGTGGAAGTTAAGGAAGCGGATGACTTTTCGGATTTGGTATGACTGATAAGTGCGTCGCGTGTAAAAAGAAGGATTTCGACGGCTGCGCCAGGATAGAGTGCCCTTCGCGTCGCTCAGTCACGGCGACGATACCTGACGGATCGACGCGGGAAGGGTTTATTTCCGGCGGCTCCTGCCGCCTCGGGGTTATGACGGATTTGGACTACATTCATGAATTCGAGAGGGGTGAAAAATGCCACTGAAAAAAGGTAAGTCCAGGGAAGCAGTGTCCAAGAACATCAAAACCGAAATGGCGGCGGGCAAGCCGCAAAAGCAGGCGATCGCCATTGCGATGAGCAAGGCGGGCAAGAGCAACAAGAAGAAAAAGAAGTGATCTACGTGCAGATATTCAACGCCCGTTGGATCTACGCCGCGCGCACCCTGAAGTACGACAAGATCGCGAACTGGGGAACGGTTCAGTGAGCGTGGCGCCGCGCGCCGCGAAGGCCAAGCCGCCAGTCGCCAAGACGAAAGGTGTGCTTGACGTCGCACTGATCGAAGGCTTTCAAAAGCACTACCTGATGCAGGGGTTTGACGGTGCGAGCCAGTCGGCACCCTTCCACAAGACGATGTGGGAGGAAGCGTGCGACCCGAACAACCGCCGTTGCGCGTGGGCCGCGCCCCGCAATCACGCGAAGTCAACCGCAGTAACGTTCACGTTCGCACTGGCTGCGCTTCTCTTCCGCATGCGCGATCACATTATGATCGTATCGGACTCCGAGGGCCAAGCGGTAGCGCAGTTGAAGGAAATCAAGAACGAGTTCTACGAAAATGAAGAACTGTGCCGCGACTTTGGTTTTCGTCATTTTGTTAAAGATACCGATACGGAGATCATCCTCGAATTTGGCGATGGATATCTTGTTCGTATTTTGGCAAGAGGCTCGGAGCAGCGCCTACGCGGTCTTAAATGGCGAGGCAAGCGACCAAATCTCATCCTCGGCGATGATTTGGAGTTCGATGAGATTGTCTCGAACCCGGAACGGCTGAAGAAATTTAAGGACTGGTTTTTCAAGCAGCTCCTGCCGGCGGGCTCGAAAGACTGCCTGGTTCGGATTGTCGGCACTATATTAGCGTTCAACTCGCTTCTGAACAACCTGATCGGGGATGCGGGGTGGGTAACTCACTTGTGGGCGGCGCATGAAGCCTTTGATGATTTTTCTAATATTCTTTGGCCTGAGCGTTGGCCTGAAGAGGATCTTCGAGAAGAACGCCAAGTTTTTATCAATCAGGGAAAGTCTGATGCGTATTCTCAGGAGTATCTGAATCAGCCGATCGCGGAAGGCAACAGTTTCTTCGACCGCGAAGACATGATCGATATCCCCTTCGCGCACTACCGCGATTGGGAGACGAACCCGGGCAAGAGGCCCGTGAACTTCTACGCCTCGGTTGACTTCGCGGTATCGACGCGAACGTCGGCGGATAGGTCGGTGATCACGTCGGCCACGCTGGATCCTGATCAGAATTTGGATATTATCGATGTCGACAAGGGCCGGTGGGATCCGAAAGTTCTGGTCGATAACATCTTCGCCGTGCATGAACGGTACGAACCCCAACTGTGGTTCGTGGAATCTGGCACAATTCTGAAAGCGATCGGTCCGTACCTGAATGAAGAGATGGCGCGCCGGAATTGCTTTTTGAACCTGCACCTGATGGTTCCCAGCAAGGACAAGGTGACGCGCGCCAAGTCCATCCAAGCTCGGATGAAGGCCGGACGCGTGCGGTTCGACAAGTCTGCCGACTGGTACGATGACATTGAGCAGGAAATGCTCCAGTTCCCACGCGGCGGCCATGACGACTTCGTTGATACGTTGTCTCAACTGGGATTGGCGTTGGATGAGATAATAACGCCACCAACCGAAGACGAAGTAGAGGAAGACGAATGGCGCGCGGAGCAGTCGCGCGACGGCCAGCAGGGGCGTAACCCGGTTACAGGATATTAGTATGCGTGACGGCTACACTTCATGGATCGGCGTCGATCTCGACGGCACGCTGGCGCACACGACGCACAGCGATGACGACACAGAGATCGGGCACCCGATCCCGGCAATGGTTGATCGCGTGAAGCTTTGGCTGTCCGAGGGTAAGGAAGTTCGAATTCTCACCGCTCGGGCCTTTGACCCCAGTGAGGGCTTTATGAACGCCGTTGAGCAGTGGTGCCAGGATAACATCGGCCAGATACTCGACGTGACGTGCGAGAAAGATCCAGGTCTGGAAGTCCTGTACGACGACAGAGTCCGACAGGTTGAACGTAACACCGGTCGAGTGATCGGCGAGGAATTCTAAAATGTTGATCAAAACGAGAACATACACGCCGAGTTTTGCCGATCTAAACGAGCGGCACGTGGTTCTGAACAGCGATCCCGACTACCGGAAGAAGCTTCTAGCCCTTATCGATCTGCTGTTTGTAGATTTCTCGATCGAGGACTTCGATACGCATAACCGAACCGTGCGCATGTCCCACGAGTTGGTTCTTGATCTACTCACTCTTCGGGGCGCGTGATGCACTTCCAAAAGACACTCGCGTTCGAGACGATCGTCGATTCCGACAATCTCTGCGAGAACCTGGACGACGACGACGCAAAGCTGATCGGTGAGACGATCCGCCGGAATTACGAGAACGACAAACAATCGCGGTACGAATGGGAGTCTCGTTATGCGGATGCGGAAAAGCTTGTTATGCAACTTGCGGAAGAAAAGTCCTTCCCGTGGCCGGGTGCGTCGAACGTTCGTTTCCCCCTACTCACGATTGCTGCACTTCAGTATCATGCTCGTGCCTATCCTGCTCTGGTGCGCGGCAGCAACCCTGTTAGTTGTCGCGTTATAGGCGAGGATCCGCAAGGCACGAAAGCCGCGCGCGCGAAGCGCGTCTCGGATCACATGTCCTTCCAACTTATGGAAGAGGACACGCAGTTCGAAGACAGCACGGACAAGGCTTTGATCGTCCAAGCCATCATGGGGTGCTCGTTTAAAAAGACGTTTAATTCGTCATCGCTCCACGCTGTGCGCAGCGAGCTGGTGATGCCGAAGGACCTGGTGATTCCTTACCATGCGAAGTCTTTGGAACTCGCACCCCGCCTTACCCACGTTATCGGGCTTTCTCAGGACGAGGTGGAGGAGCGCGTTCGCCGCGGTCTCTTCTGCAAACCCGAGAACGAGAGCGAAGACGGTGCGATTCCGCTGCCGCGCGAGATCCTGCCGCACGGCCCGATCCAGCAAGCTGAAAACGACATTAACGGAATCCAACCCGCAGCGGTCGACCAGGACACGCCGATCCTTTTTCTAGAGCAGCACCTCTGGTTGGACTTGGACGGTGACGGGCTGCGCGAGCCCTACATCGCGTTTGTGCGCGAAGATGACGGCGTTCTCTACCGCCTGGTGGCTCGCTTCTACGAAGACAAGGTAGAGCGCGACGACTCAGGCCAGATCCTGCGCATCGAGCCCGAACACTATTTCACGAAGTACGAATTTATTCCCGCTCCGGACGGTTCGATTTACGGCATGGGCTTCGGGATGCTACTGGGCGCCACGAACCACGCCATCGACTCGCTGATGAACATCCTGATCGACTCCGGGGTGATGAACAGTCTCGGCGGGGGCTTTTTGGCGCGCGGCGTGCGCGTGCGCGGAGGAGAATATGCTTTCCGTCCACAGGAATGGAAACGAACCGATTCCACCGCCAGCGACTTGAAGAACGGCATTATGCCGTTGCCGACTAAGGAGCCGTCGAATGTTCTATTTCAGTTGCTTAATCTTCTTATTGATTGGGGTTCCCGCATCGGGATGGCTACTGACGCTGCCACGGGGCAGAATCCGGGCCAGAACCAGAAAGTCGGCACGACGCAAGCCGTAATCGACCAAGGTGAGAAGGTTTTCAACGGCATTTATAAGCGCACCTACCGCGCAATGAAAAAGGAATTCCGGCTGGTGTACCGCCTGAATTACCTTGCAAAACCGATCACAGGAAAGTTTGAGTATGCAGATGAATCAGGACAAGGCGGGGTCGCACTCTGGACCGACTATTTCGAGTCCAATAAAGCCATCGTGCCGGCAGCCGATCCTAGTATCGCTTCCCGCGAAAAGCTCCTCGCGCGAGATATGCAAGTCCGCCAGATGGCTGGAAGCATGCCTGGCTACAACCGCTACGCTGTGGAGCGTCGCGTACTAGACGCGATGGAAGTGCCGAACATCGACGAGATTTTCCCGAAACCCGGCACACCTGGCGCTGCGCAGCCCCAGCCGCCTTACCAGATCCAAGTTGCGCAGATCAAGGCACAGATCGAACAGGCCAAGCTTCAGTCTGGCGACCGCCGCCACCAGCTTGAACTCATGCAGGAAGCACGCTTGAACCAGGCCAAGGTCATGCAACTGGAAGCGCAGGCACTGAAGCTACGTGCCGAGGCGGGCGTGCCGGCGGATAACAAGATGTTCGGGCTGATGGACGCAGAATTGAAAGCATCGAAGCTTTACCAGGATCAACTAATGGGCGCGGTTGACAGCTACAGCAAGTTGTTCCAGCAAACGCAAGATTCACAACAGCAAGGAGGTCAGGGTGGGCAGCAAGGCAATCCTAAGCAGGGAGCAGTGGGAGGCGTGGCACCGGCAGGAGGAGACGCAGGGGTACCTAGCGTTCCTCAAGGCGCAGGTGGAGGAGGCTAAAGACGCCTGGGCGCGCGGTGAGTTCACCAAACCCGCGATGAGCGCGCCTGAGATCTCGGTAGCAAACATCGCCGCCGCGGAGAATGTTCAGTTTGCCCAGCGGCTGATCGA